TTGCTTCAATGCGATTTGCATTTACGGTGGGTGGTCTTTTTTCTTTCTGACCTATAGGAACAGGTTGACCTGTGTATTGGCCAGGTTTGGTCGGATTTCTAGCATCAATCTCTGCTTTTACTTCATCGTAATTTAACTTTACCATTACTTAATACCTAACTCATCTTCTGTGATTATCTTAAATTGAATCCTACGATCCTCACAAAATTCCACTGCTGCTTTCCACTTTGCTTGATTAACAGCATAGGTTTGACACTCATAGATGTATGATTTAGTCATTCTTTTTCTTTTCTTGGGTGGTTTAGTTTGTTTTTTTGGTTTAACTTCGACCACATAACTCTTAACTTTATTATCTTTTTCTCTCACTTTGATTATATAATCAGGAAAATAACGATGTACACGTTTATCAACAGGAGACATATATGGTATGGAAAACTCCTCTGATGCCCATGATATTATGTTCTCATTCCTATCACACCATACGCAGAAACGTCTCTCCCAACTACTTCTACAGATGATATTGTTTGGATTGCCCTGATATTTCTCTGGATTAGATGGTTTATATCGACTTTTTATACTTTCTGCCATTATCTTGCATACATAATATATAAGGTCAAATGTATTTATAAATGGCTTCCATAGCACCACAAAGATTAACGGTAGATAAAATCGTAAAGGATCTGTTAGAACCAGCAACCACTTCGTTCTATCAGGTAGGAATTATTGATCCGAAACAACTTAATGAAAGGGGAGATACGTTTGCAACATATCTTCGTCAACAAGGTCTTGATGTTTTATTCAATGCTAGAGGTTTAGATCCAACAAGAAGAGAGAAACTGCAATTGTTTTGTTCGGAAACAACATTACCAGGTTCAAATCTAGCACTGTCAGAACTACCTAATGATTTTACTGGAGTCACAGAGAGATATGCTCATCGTAGAATTTTTGATGAAACAGTTTCCTTAACATTTTATTGTGATGCAAAAGAATATTTACCAATTAGATATTTTGAAGCATGGATGTCATATACAACAAATGATACAAAAGATAATCATAATGAAAATTTTTTCTATAGAATGAAATTTCCTAAAAAATATAAAGGTGGTCTTGAAATAACAAAGTTTGAAAAAAATTTGATGTCACAAGATCCTGTTAGAGGTAGAACAAGACCATTAACTTATACTTTTATAGATGCCTTTCCAAGAAGTATTACATCAATGCCAGTTTCATATGATGCATCAAGTCTATTAAAGTGCACAGTAGATTTTGCATATACAAGATATAGTGCAAGACCAGCCAATGCAAATGCTTTTGATCCATCATTTGCACAGGCTGCTGGTCAGTTTGCTAATATTGCTGTGGATAGATTGACAGGAATAGATTTATTAGGAGATGTGGTAGGAGGAGTTGTTCAAAGAGCACTTCGATAACCCTGCTATATAATATATTGAATTGCATAATAGGATATCATGCCTTTACCAAAAATTGCAACGCCAACTTATAGTATGGTGTTACCATCTACAGAGAAGGAAATAAATTATAGACCTTTTCTTGTGAAAGAGGAAAAACTTTTAGTTCTTGCTTTGGAAAGTGAGGATACAAAACAAATTACCACTGCTATCAAAGCGGTTCTTAAAAATTGTATTCAAACAAAAGGGGTTAAGGTAGAGTTACTTCCAACTTTTGATATTGAATATTTGTTTTTAAATATTCGTGGGAAATCAGTTGGAGAATCAATAGATGTTAACATAGTTTGCCCTGATGATGAGAAAACAAATGTTAAAGTTGTAATTGATCTTGATGATATTAAAGTTAAGAAAACTGAAGGTCACTCAAATCAAATAAAGCTTGATAATACTTTAATGATGGAACTTAAGTATCCTTCCTTAGAAGAATTTATTAAAAATAATTTTGATTTCAAAGATGAGAATGCGATGGAGCAATCATTTAAGTTGATAGCAGCATCCATTGATAAGATATACAATGAAGAGGAGGTATGGGTTGCAGCAGATTGCACAAAGAAAGAAATAACAGAATTTCTTGAGTCGATGAACTCATCTCAATTTAAAAAGATTGAAGAGTTCTTTACAACAATGCCTAAATTATCACACACTATTAAAGTGACTAATCCTAACACAAAGGTTGAAAGTGAGGTTGTACTTGAGGGTTTAGCATCTTTTTTCGGGTAGCAATGATCCATATGGATCTAGCTAGTTACTATCGATTGAATTTTTCGTTGATGCAATACCATAAATATAGTTTGACAGAGATTGAAAACATGATCCCTTGG